GAACACCCCCAGCAACCGCCACCTACGATTGGTGCCGCGACAGGGCCCTACAGGCAGCCACAGATTCAAGAGACCCATGGGCAGCACTGGGCGACGGACGGAAAACCAAGGACTTCGCGCGACTCATCGCAAACCCCAACCAGCCCTACGTCGTGTGCATCGACCGCCACGCCTATCGCATCTTTCGAGGGGAGGCCCCGGGCGACACTAGGGTCAGTAAATCGGACTACAGGGCTGCCAGACTGGCCTACTTCGATGCAGCTGAGCAGATCAACCGAGAGCATGGATTTTCCCTTGCGAGCCCCCTGTTGGCGTGTCAGATTCAGAGCATCACGTGGCTGGCCTATCGCCGACAACACGGAATCAGCAAGGTAAAAGAGGAGAAAAAATAATGGAAAATGAGACCGACCGCAAGGACCGTGGCAGCGAGGAGCCCGATTACAATGACTGGCGCTGGCTTTTGGCCGAGATGAAGCGCGAAGACGATGAGGACCCCTAGGACAGACAATGACTCTCAAGTTTGAAATCTCCAGCAACGGATGCGCAGTATGCTCGCACGGTGGGCACCTGTACGTTGTGCGCCGCGTACGCGACAGGCAACGATGGGAGGTATACGCGGACGGGGTCCCTCTCGCCACTAATACCAAGTCCATTTGTGACGCATTCAGCGCCGCTCAGCAACACGCGGAGGCCTCGTATGCATCCTGATTTCTATCTTGTTGGTTTCTTCAGGGTCGTGAGGGTTGTGGACGGGCGAGCACACACGTGCCAGCCAGTCAAACACGTGCCGCTTGACCCCGGCCCCAATGCGTGGGTTGAGAAGTATGTGGCGGGCATTGGGTGGCTGTCGTATCCGTTGTGAGCCGTTTGGGAGCGGACCCCTATCGCACGTCTGGATCCCGCCGACACCTGCAACGCCCCGAAAACAGCTGGTGAGGGGAGACCCATTGAGGCTGCTGGCATTGAAGCGCCGCTGATGTACAAGCTGGGATATGAGCACAACAACTGCGTGGGTTGCGTCAAGGGAGGGGCTGGTTATTGGAACAAGATTCGGGTGGACTTCCCGGAGACATTTGACCGCATGGCCAAGGTTGAGCGCCAGTTGAATGTGGCCATCAACAAGCGCTACGAGAAGGGGAGGCGGCTTCGAGTGTTCCTAGATGAACTGGATCCGAAAGCTGGTCGCCCACAAGATTTAAAGGATGCAGGATGCTCGGTTTTCTGTCAAATAGAGATGAAGGAGATGCAAAATGATTAAGAACCGCCAAGACTACGCTGGCGACGAAGACATCGCCCACATGTGGTCCTACTACCTCGACTGGGCTGAGCGCAACCGCTCCGAAATCCTCGCGACCTACCGCGAGCAGATGGAGCGCGACGAGCCCGAGCAAGACTACTGCCACGAGTGCGGGGCCTCGCCATGGGATTGCACTTGCACCTACAGCCCGCTTTCACGGGTCGGAGACTGAAATGACCAAAAGCAAAATCTACAACCTGAATGACGGAGCCGAGGATGTAGACGAGCGCGGGCCGCTAACCTTTGCAGACCTTGAGATCGGAGACGTGTTTAGGTTTGCCGACTGGGACCGCAGGCATCCATGCGAGGTGTCGGCCATCAGATGGAAGGTGTCCAGTGGAGAGTATGTCCGCCTTACGACGGCGACGGCGATGGCGACGGCGACGGGGACGGCGACGGAGATGGAGATGGAGATGGAGATGGAGATGGTGACGGTGACGGTGACGGTGACGGCGATGGACTCCGAAGTGGTGCGCTATGACCTCGGGCTAAAGCTCAGCAACCCCCAGCGATACAGGGAGGACTAACGTGGGCAGCAACATCGACAACGGCACCAACGGCTCTGCTCTCACCCTCGCCGACATCCACCCAAACATGCCCGAAATGAGCGACGCCGAAAGGGTGCGTGTGCTCCAGGGAATGGTGGCCGATATGGACATCGAATACCAGCGAATCCAGGACCGCCTAGACGAGCGCGACCGTGAAATCGAGCGGCTCCGAAAGGCCCTAGAGCCAAAGGGCTCTCGTGGTTCAATGACTCTGGGCGAAGTCAAGCGCTCCCAAACCTTTCAGCGACTGTGGGGTGTCTTGGAGATGCACCGATCCTACGACCGGGCCCTCGACAAGGCTAGCCAGCATCGACGGGTTGAGCTGTGTGAAGCGCTCACCATGGAAGTTGAATCAATCAAAGAGGAAGAACGGGGGGGTACCGGTGAGTAGTCGCACCTACAAGTACACCCTGGCAATGCGGGCCCGTCGCAAAGAGTCCGGCCAGTGCTGGTATTGTGCTTCGCCAGTCGAAAAGCACGGCGAGTCACGATGCCCAGCCTGCAAAGTCAAGGCAGCCGCACGCGACTCAGACCGCGTACGCGACCGAGCCGCAGACCAGGCCCGCCAGAAAGAGCTCCGCCACCAACGCCGAATGATGGGGCTGTGTATGTCCTGCGAGACCCCGGTGGAACGTTTCGGAGCGGCCCGCTGCACGTACCATCAGCAAAAGGAACGCGAGCGCGTGCGATGGAAACACGAGAAGAGACGGCACCTTATGCCATCGGAAAGGGTTTGAGAATGCTCGTGCTGGTTGACTTCGGCTCCACCGATGCCACGCCACACATTCCCGTCGGCGGTATCTACTGCGGGCTGCGCTACGTGGGACTGGCATCATCGACCGTCCTCTGCTTCGCGCACGACGAGGGCAAGCAACGGGGATGGGGCCGGCGCAACACGGAGCGGCTACTCATGCGGGTCCGACAAATCGCCGCCGAGTACTCAAATCAGGTTGACACCCCAAACCCCATCATGCATCTTTACCCCATGGAGGACGCTTCGTACCTCCCAAAGCACAGAGAAAGGCTCCACAATGAGCGACGACCGCGACCGTAAGACCTATGACCAGTTCAACAAGGTCATCATGATTGCCACCCTGACCAAGGACCCCGAGCTGAAGGAACTCAAGAACGGGGCCCATGTGACCAGTTTCCGCGTGGCCAACAACCGCTACGGGGACAAAACCACCTTCATCGGCTGTGACCTCTTCGCGAACACTCGCGACGACGGCAAGGAAAATCGGGCCCAGGTGACCAGCCGCGTGCTCAAGAAGGGCTCCAAAATCCTCGTTGAGGGTAGCCTGGAGATGAGCCAGTCCGAGAAGGACGGTGTGAGCCGCACCTTCTACAACATCAAGGTCAACAACTGGGAGTTTGCCGGGGCCAAGCCTGCTGGTGGCACCGAAGACGCGGCCGACGACGACGGGGATATTGACTTCCCGTGATGCCGCAGGGTCCGGGGCTTTCAGGGCACCCGGGCCTGCCTAACCCTACCGTTGGCGGTCCGAAGTCCGCATGAGAAAAGGTGACGGGGCGTATGGCCAGAGAGTACGAAGCCGAAGACAAGTGCATCCACGTCTGGAGGCTAATCGGCGAGGGTATGTACAAGCTCAAGGGCAAGAAGTCACTACAGTGGCGGCGACGCTTTCGGTGCGCTAAGTGCCTGGAAGAAATCTACGCCCAGCAAAACGAAGCAAGAACAAAGGATTGGAAATGACCCCAGCAGACCGAGCCGCCATTGGATGTTGCATCTCAGCGTGGGGCACCGCCTCCGTCATCGCAGCATCCGGCAACACCGAGAAGCTCATCGTGGCCATGAAGGCAGCGGAGCTCTCAACCCTCTCACTCATTACGGGTGACCCCACACTACTGGAGCGCGCCAACGAAGCACTGGCGGTCGGTATCGCCATGGAGCAAGTGAGAAAGGCCACCGAGCAGGCCAACAAGAAGGAAGAAGAATGACCCCAAACCCCGAAGACTTCCTCGACCCCGACGACCCACAGACCATCAAACTGAGCCACGAGCTGGGCAAAATCGCTGCGCTCGAAACCCGCCAGTCTGCGCTCCGAAATGTGTACGAGGATGTGCGAGCAGAGTGCGAGGCCCAGATTGATAAGTGGGGCGTCCAAAACCACCCCATCATCTACGCCCAAATGGTCGGCGACATGAGCCCAACCGCTCGCTATGCTATCCCCTCGGAGCTCCGGTGGAAGCACCAATACGACCTCGACGTGTTGCGCGGGCAGGTGAACTGGGGCACAATCCTCCTGGAGGAAGTGGCCGAGGCTATCACGGCAGCCTCCAAAGGGGACACCGTGCATACCTACCACGAGCTGATTCAGGTGGCCGCTGTGGCTCTGCAGGCAGCCGCAAACGTTTCGGAGCGGACGCGGAGGAAGGCGTAGGTGCCCATCTACGAGTACAGGTGTCCGTCGTGTGGCCATGAGAAGGCCGAGATGCGACGGGTGAATGAGAGACTGGAGCGTCTGGAGTGCCCAGAGTGTGGTTCCAACATGCTACTGGAAATCTCGCAGACCTCCTTCTCTCTTCGCGGTGGCGGCTGGGCCGATGAAGGTTACGGAAGTGTGAGGGGTAAGAAGTGATTCTAATGATGATTCGTACGCTTGCGCTGTCTCTTGCGGTTATTCTTCCGCCGGAACATATGGCCATCAAGGGCGCGCTCGTGGGCATCTATGGCGGGTTGGGCAACTGGAAGCGTGAGGAGTAAGAAGTGAGTTCTATGAATGTGGCCTGGGTGCTTGGAAACGGTCCGGGGCTTCCGACGGACCAACTCCACCTGCTGGAAGACGAGTTCACGGTTGGCGTCAACCGCATCTACCGCTCCGGGTTTGCCCCGAAGATTGTGATGTGGGTGGACCCGATGGAGAAGGTTTGCCGTGACGAGTGGCCCGACATGCGCCAGCACATGCTGGACAACGGCTCCATTGGCGTCTCGGCTTACGGGCACAACAAGAAGGGCCAGTGCGAGTACCTCCTCAACCTGGCCAACCCCAAAAGAAACGCGGACAAGATGACAGACCCGTCATACATCGTCTGCGATGGCACGGTCGGAATCGCTGCCATCAGGTGGTGCTTTGCCCTGGGGTTTCGGAGCGTACGGACCTTGGGCATTTCGGACGGTGACCACAAGCACACCGACCCGCGTCACTTCTTTACTCGTGCCGGTGACAAGGGGTTCCGAAACGAGCACACGCCGACCCAGGCCGAGGTGTACCGAAAGCAGTGGCTGGATGCGTCCGCCATGCACCCAGGCCGAATCGTGAACGCAGAGAAAGAAAACCGAAAGGACTGGCCGCTTCAGGGCGGTTGGACCCGAGACAAGGTGGTGGACCTACTCCACCAGAAAGTGGTGTCAAAATGACCTTCTCAGACCGCATCAACAAGCTCCTCTCGGAGCCTCTGGACCCCACCCACGTGGAGACTCGGCAGCAGGCCGGGACTACCCTCAGCTACATCAAGGGTGACCATGCCATCCGGGAGATGAATCGCATCTTCGGCTATGGCGGCTGGAGCCGGCGTACGCTCCGAAACGAAATCACCGAAACCCACGCCTATCAGAACAACTATGGCAAGGAGATGTTCGAGGCGTGCGCGGTGGCCGTGGTAGAGGTGAACGTGGACAGTGAGGCCGGCGTGGTTGTCCGCTCCGGTACGGGTTTCGGAAACGGCATGTGCAAGGCGGAAGGCATGCACAAGGACGCCTACGAGGGCGCACTAAAGGAGGCTGAGACCGACGCCTTCAAGCGGGCCTGCGTCACCCTGGGCGACCAGTTCGGCCTGGCACTGTACGACAAAAAGCAGCGGCATGTGCGGGCCCCCGAGGTGATTCCGGCTGGGGAGTTGGAGGGCACGGAGCTCTACACCAAAATCCTGGCAGCCACCAATAAGACCGAGCTGCAAGCGCTCGTGGCCAAGATGAGCAACCAGGAGCGCGCCTCCTATAAGCCCATCTACATCGCTCAAGCCAAGAACCTGGAGCGGGCGCAATGACTAGCCCCACCCAAGAATGGAAGCGCATTTGCGAAGAGGTCGGAAGGCCCCCCACAGAGGTTCGAATCGACCAGGGCACCAAAGAGTGGCACCAGCTTAGGCGGGGCAAGATTACCGGGTCGCTGATGGCTGCCGCTGCCGGGCTCAACCCCTATCGCTCCCGTGGTGCGGTCTGGGATGTGATGACCGGGCGCAAGGAGTCTCCTGATTTGTCAGGCGTTCCAGCGGTGCGGCACGGCTCCGAAACGGAACCGCTCGCAATCAACGCCTACGAGGCCGTAAGCGGCAACTTCGGGGTGCAGCCCACGGGCATTGTCTTGGACGGTCCCGACTGCTTCCTGGCTACGTCCCCGGATGGGTTCTGTGGGCCTCTGGATGAGGATGAGCGGGGCTCCATCTACCTTGAGGTAAAATGTCCCTATGGGCGTGATGGCTCTGGAATCCGCCTGTACGATGAGGTGCCCGAATACTACCTGCCACAGGTGCAGGGCGGTATGTCTGTCACCAGGCGCAAGGTGTGCCACTTCGTATGCTATGTACCAGGGCTACGGGGCGACAACCCCGAGACAGGCGAGGTGGACGTTGTACTCAGGCCCGAACAAATCTGCATCTGGGAAATCCAAGCTCACCCGGAGTACCAGGCGGTTCTGCGCCACCTTCTTCGGGAGTTCATGGGCAAGTATGTGGTCCCGCACCGAAGGCCACCGAAGCTCAGCAAGCGTCCCGAGATGCCATACGTACCCACGAAAGTACTCTACCGAGGCCCAGTTGGCGGTTCCTCCGATTAGCATCATTGCGGCGTTCTTCGTGGTCCAGTACGCGGTCGCCAGTATCCACGCAAACCCGTACATCCCGTGGGATGAGTTGTTCGTGGAAGTCCTGTTTATGGCGGCTATCTGGGTTCCGCTCATGTTGCTGGAAGCGTTCATTGAGTATAGGGTGAAGTGCAAGCTGGACGACCGGGCGCACGAGATGGCGCGCGTACTCATGCACGAGCAGTTCGACCTAGAGGCTGAACGCGAGCAGGAACAGGAGTCGGATGACGACGACGAAGACGAGGACGATTCTGGCGCTTGACCCTGCCGAGACTACAGGCTGGGCACTGAGGTCTTCTGATGGTTCCCTTTTGCTGTCCGGCCAAGCAGGCCCCACCGAGATTGAGGACGTCATCCGCTCGTTCGGGCCAGACGCCAATATCACCCACCTGGCTATCGAGGACGGATACTATGCCGAGAAGTCCAGTCGGCAGCGCATCAACATGCGGCAGTTCGCCAAGCACGAAAAGAGGGTGGGCTATCTGTGCGGGGTTGCTCGTACTCTTTACCCCGGGAGCCTTCGTACTCTGTGGGTTATGTATCCTTCTGAGTGGCGTTCGGTTCTTCGCGGCGCGGGGCTGAGAATCCCACAGCACCCACGGTCGGAGTGCAAGAAGCGCGCTCTGGAGTTGGCACGGGAAGAGGGGGCGCCCTGCAAAGGCCCTCGTGGTGGCAGGCGAGAGGATGAGGCTGACGCTATCTGCATTTCGCGGGCAGCGTGGATTAAGTACTTCGGGCAGAAAGACGACTAGTGACCGACGAAATCGCAAGACTCCCTGACGGCTCCAGGAACCCACTGTTTGAGCAGCTCCAGAAGGTGGAGCTCGGCGACGTGGTCGATTGGTTGCAGGCCCAGTTGGACGAGGGGGAGCACCCACCGTCCGAGTTCATGGGTCGCTTCTCGCAGTCGGACCATATGTCGATTGCAGAGGCTGTCATCGACCGCATCAAGCGCAAGGAGGGAGACGGCCACGCCCCGCTGATTTGGGACGAGTCCACGTTCTGGGTCTACCGCAACGGGCACTGGTCTCCGTTCGCTGACAACATGGTCAAGAAGGTGGTGGCCCGCATCAACAGGTGGGCTGTGCCGATGTCGGACCGGCAGGAGAGCTTCTCGGTCAACGATGGCTTCGTGCGCTCCGTCTACAACGTAGTGAAGGTGGAGTGCGACTCGCGGGGCTTCTTCTCCGGCGACATCCCCACAGGCATCGGGTTCCGAAACGGATTCGTACAGGTATCCGACCAGGGCATACACATTTCGGAGCACAAGTCCGAGAACCGCCAACGCCACGCGCATGATTTCGACTGGGACCCCAAGGCGGAGTGTCCCCGCTGGCTCCAGTTTCTGGAGGAGGTGTTCGAGCGCGACGACGACAAGGAGGAGAAGAAGCGGTTTCTGGCGCAGTTCCTGGGGGCAACGCTCACCGGACAGGCGGCAGTTCATAATCGGGCCGTCCTCCTCATCGGCGTGGGAGCCAACGGCAAGTCGGTGCTGTGCGATGTGGTTGAAGGGCTGTTCCCCCCCAAGGCGGTCTCGTCAATCCCGCCGCACGTGATGAACAATCCGAGCCGCGTGCATGTGCTCAGCGGCTGCCTACTCAATATCGTGACAGACATCCCGACACAGGAGCTCAAGGATGCAGGCGGATTCAAGCAGGTCATCTCCGGCGACCCCGTCGAAGGCCGCAGACTTTACGAAAACCCTTTTCGCTTCAGACCCGTCGCTGGGCACATCTTCTCCGCTAATGAGCTTCCTCTTGCTCACGATCACTCCGCTGGTTTCTTTCGGCGCTGGGTCGTTATGGATTTCAACTCTCGGTTCGACCCTTCAGTCGCCATCCCTCGCGACGAGCTTGTTACTTCTCTACTCGACGAGCGTCCTGGCATTATGCGGTGGGCTCTGGAGGGGGCTGTTGACCTCATGAAACACAAGGGCCTCTTCGTGCCAGCCTCGCACGAGCGCAACATTGAAGGCTGGAAGCGTCACTCCAACCAGGTCCAGGCCTACAAGGCGGACATGATTCTGGAGGAGTACAAGTGCGATACCGACAACCCGGGCTTGACCTCCCAGCGAGTTTACGATAACTACAAGGCATGGGCGGAAGCGTGCCACAAGGTGATTATGAGCAAGCAGGCTTTTTGTCGCCGTCTGTCAGCGCTGGACGTTCCGAATCGGCGCCTGTCTACCGGCCGTCACTGGGGCGTAAGGCTCAGGCCCGCTGGTGGTCTTTCCGAAATGCCGGACCATTCCTCTTCTGACGACAAACCCGAGGATGAGCGTGAAACCGAAATCGGCTAACGAGGCCCAGGTCAAAGCGGAAGAGGTCGCCTACGTGGCCCGCAACCGTGGAGCTAGCGTGCAGGTCATGCATTCCCGGGACGGCACTACGGTGGTGGCTTCGTTTCCGTCCACGAACTACGAGCCCCAGGACCGTGGCGGGTGGTGGTGCGCGGACAAGGTAGCGGATGCCCAAGCCCTTTCGGAGTTTATCCGTCGCGTCAACGAGGAGGCGAAGTGAAAGTCATCTACATTACCGGCCTGGTTGGCAAGAACATGGATGCTGAGATGTTCGCCCTTAAGTGCCTGGAGGCCGAGGTGGGCGAGCCAGACGCCTACGTGGTGGCTGACTCCCGAGAGCACGCTCCGCCTCCGATGCACCTTGAGACCCGTGGGATTCCCATCCACCTCCGGGGCCGACTGGAGAAGGGTGAGAAGTTGGTGGGGCTGCTGGTGTGCTGGAAGTGGGACGACCACGAGAAGAGCCTGACCGAGCGCGCCGATAAGCTGGGTGCGGCATCGTGTGTGGTGAGGGCGTAGTGACCTCCCGCCAAGGCCCGTACATGGTCCCGTCGGTGGAGGAGTCCTGGCTCCAGGTCTTCCCGTCCGCAGTGGTGCCCCAGGAGATTGTGCCGCGCTCGCATCCTGACTTTGCGGTCGGCGTCACGAGGCGAATCTGGTTTGGCGGTGAATCGGAACCGCTTATCCACATGCCGGTGATGGACGTTGGCATGAAGGGGGAGTTCGGCGGTGACATCTGCCTACCCCTGTGGCGCGACTGGAAGACTCCCTCAGGCCAGAAGAAGCACGCCCAGATGTGGGGGCTCCGAAACCTTTCGTGTCACTACGTAGGCTTTCGGTGGGCCAAGGACGGGCATTTCGAGTGCTTCCCGTGGCGCCCCCTGCAAGAGTGGTGGCTACAGGTGATGGAGCACCGAGGCGGCAAGACGTGGCGTCGCGAGTTCGCCACCAACAGCAACTCACAAGGCGTGCTCTCCGTGGTCATCCCGGCCCAGGTTGCACGCAAGGGTGTGCATGAGCAAATCGCATCTGCATCCTTTCCGTGGACTCGTACGGCAGACAACGCACGGACCGGAGCCGCGTCATTGACGTTGACATCCGAGGATGAGCGCATAAACTACAGCGAGTGGGGCCGAAACCCCGAGGAGGACTAATGGCTGCACGTAAAACCAAACCCGTCCAAACCGAGATTGAAAAGCCACTCGTTTCGGAGCCGCAGCTAAGGTGCCTCTGCGACGGACTCATTGGCCGCACGCCTGCCGCTCGCATCCTGTGCCTGAGGGCGATGCTCAATCCGGGCTCAGAGATCGACCAGCACGAGATGCGCAACGGAATGAAGATGGCCGCGTTCGAGGTGGAAGAGGGCCTGCGAGACCTGCGAATCCTCATCACCAACCGCAAGCTCAACAACTTCAACGTGGACTGGGAAAACCAGACTCTCACCTACACCGGGGGCGAGGTGAAGGATGCCGACTAAAATCTCCAAGCACGTCGCAAAGCTCTACATGGACGACGGCCTCTCAGAGGTCTGCAAGGCCGGTGCCGCAATCATGCACGGTGAGTGGGTGCTACTGCGCGGAATCACCGACGCCGACCTCTCGCAAATCGTAGGCGGCGAGCGCGGTGCCATTACCGCTGGCGTTTCGGAGCAGTACGAAATGGGAGACCTTCGGAAGTGCGAGGTCTTCGAGGTGGTCGCAAAGGGCTCGGACGTTTCGGAGCGTATCGTCATCGGACACCACTGCCGCCCCGTCGCCGTCGCACTGGACCCCATGCAGTCCTCGTGGAAGACGGACCATGCACGAGCTCGTGAGCGTCACATCCCCATGACGTGGGACCCTGCCAGCGTCGAGGACCACGCCTATTCGGTTGCGCTGGCTAAGGAGAATGAGCGGCGCGAAAAGAACGGGCTGCCGACGATTGCGAACCTGGATTGACGACTAGGGCGAGTGATAGAATAGGGAATCAGGAGGTGCTCGCAGTGTCCTTTACCCCTACCGACCGCAAGACCCTGGGTCAGCTTATCCTGGACGCCTCCATCGCGCTCCAGCACTCTGAGCGCTCGCTCTCAAAGGACATGCAGTTTGACCTCCGCCGGCTGTGGAAGCTGGCAGAGGCCCTGATTGACGTGGACGACCTGGAGTCCATTGACGGCATCGAGGCCGCCCTTATGGCTGGTGGCTGGATTCCCGCTGAAACCGAGCGCGAGGACTACGAACAGTGAGCCGCTAAATCTCCCCGGCCAGGTGCTGAGCCAGAATGTGCTTGGCGTGTTCGTCGTCCTGAGCGCCCTTAAGATACGACATGAGCGACTCTGCCTCTTCCGGTGGCAGCGTGGCCATGTAACTACGAAACCCGTCGGGCGTCGCTACCTGCTCCAGTGGTGGCCTGGGTCGCGCGGGCGGAGTGGGGATTTCCTGGACGCGGCCGGACGCACGGGCCCTGCTTAGGTCTTCCATCATGACAGCCATGTCGCGCTGCTGAGGCGAACTCCAGGGCTGCGGCGGCTGCTGCTTGACGATACCGTGTTTCGGAACCTGCGACTCAAACGAGCGCCCCTGAGGGTCTTCCTCGGTCATGGTCTGCGGAACGTCGTACTGCGGCCCCAGTGCGGACTTCTGCGGGTCGATGTCTCCGCGCATGGCCTTGAGGAGCTCCAGCGCCAAACGCTGCTTGTTGCCTGTCGGAGCCGTTTCGGAGCTGGGCGTGTTGAACTCCAGCATGGTCTTCGGGGGGTTGGGCATTATTGCTTCTCCGCCTTCTGCTTCTCGACAAGAGCCTGTAGTGCGGCCAGCTTTTCGGCGTCGGTCATATCCTCGGCCAGCAAATCTCCACGGTAGTCAATGCTCTTGGCCCTGAGAGCCTCCTCGATGAGAGAGTTGACCTTTGACGGGCGCCTGAGGTCTGGCATGCGAGGGGCAACATTTTTGCTTATGAAGTCCTCAACCTTCATGGCGGTTGCCGACCCTGGGCGGGACATCTTCTCCAGCCCAAACGGCAGCTTGATGCCGCCAGACTGAGCGGCTCTCATATCTAGAATCTCCTTAGTCAGCTTTCGGAGCTCATTTTCGCTGAGAGACTGCTCTGCTGCCCTGGCCCTTAGCCCCGCCCTGGACTGTGCGTGTTTGGCCTTCGCTCCCTGATGCGCAGCCTTGGACTCTGCGTGCCTGGCCGCTGCGCCCTGTTGGGCGGCTCTTGACCTGGCCAGACTGGCAGCACCGCCGGCCTGCTCAGCCTTTTTCGCCGCAAGCCCTTTCGCCTCCGCCCCCGTGAGCTTGTTCAGGTAAGCCTCGTTCATGGCTTGCGCCCTGGTGGCCGAGGGGTTCGGCGCCATCAGTTCCTTTTTAATGGGCTTTCCCCTGGGGTCCAGAATGGGAGAGTCAACACTCTGCTTCGACAGAGGCGGGGCCATCTTGGCATCTGCGCCTGGGCCAGCCAACTTCCTCTGCTCCCTGAGCCTGAGCAGCTTCTCTTGCTGGGAGAGACCCTGCTTGGACTTGGCTAGCTCTTCCGCCTGTTTTGCGACGGACTGCTTGCCCTGGGCCAACTGTCGGCCCTCAGACGCCAGTCCCTCACCGCCCTTAAGGATCTCAACTTCGGCATCCGCCAGCGCCTGCTTTTCCCTCAAAAGAGACTGCTTGCCCTCAAACACCTCATCGCCCATGGTCTTCGCGCGCTGTTCGAGCGCCTCGATTGCGGCCTTTTTTCTGGCCGGCTTGGAGGCGATTTGAAGCCCCTTTTTAGAGAGAGCCTTAATGCCGCCGCCAATGATTCCGCCAGGGGTGACAAAGGACGACAGTGTGCCAAGGTCAGACGCCAACTCGTGGTGCCCGCCCTGCGCCCTGGCTCGCTCAAGCTCTCCCTCATACTGGAGGTCGTACGCATCGATTGAATCCCAGCGGCTCATACCAGGCACCGGGTCCGTAATGCCCTTGTAGCCCGACCACAGCTCAGAGGGGAGACCAAAGGATGCATCCTCTGCGAACTGTCTAATGTACGTCTGCAATGGACTCAGCGGCTGTCGGCCCTGCTCAATAACTGAGTCAGGCTCAAAGAGGTCAGACCTCCTTTTAATCTTGCCGGCCTTCGTGCGGGCCTTGATGCGCCTGTCTGCTTCCTCTTCCGAGGGGAACTCGTCTCCAGCCATGCCTACTTCCTGCCCGCCACAATGTATCCCTTGACAATAAGCGCCTTGAGGTCGTCAACGTCGTCAACGTACGCAACCTCCTCCTCCGAGCCCAGAGGCGGCATCATAACGATCACCTCTTTGTCTCGCAGAATGGCCTGGCCCTGGATGAGCTGGGACTTCTTCTTGCCGCGCCCCTTTTCCCATTTCACCTTTTGGCGCCACTTGTCGCCCTCGCGCATCTGGCCCTCATCCTCGTAGATTTCGATAAGGTCCATGTGCTGGTCGTAGGCCCGGTCAATGAACTCGTACCACGCAGCGAGAACGGCCTCAGGGTTCTTGTCCATTCCAGGCAGAACCTTCTTGAGTCGCTTGGCCTCCCCCTCGTTAACCGTTAGACCCGACACCTCGCGCATGAAGCCGGCCAGAACGTCCTCCGAAAGAGCCTCCATGGTCGTGAACTCAACTCCCTGCATGTCAAGGTATCCGAGCAGCTCCTCCTTGAACGACTTGATTTTGGAGCTCGCGTTGGGGGTTCCGCCCGTCATCTGCTCAAGGCGCTGCGTGAAGTTGACAGCCTTCTCAAGGGTCTGGTTGCGCATGGCCATTCCCTTGGCCGCGCTGTCCGCCATCTTGTACTGCTTCGCCTTCTCCTCATCCGGCTTCTTGCGCATGCCGTTCATGATGTAGGATGCGATGGCCTCGGAGCCCTTAACGGTCTTCTTCTTGGCCAGGTCATCGGTGACGAGCTTCATCCGCGTGGAGAACTCGTTGGTCATCACGTTCTCATAGTTGGGGTCGGTTCTGTCGATGCCCAGCTGCGTGCGAATCACCTTGGCCAGCGCCAACATCTTGGGGTCTCGCGTGTCCTCCCCGGGCCCGGTGTGCGGCTGGATGGCGTCACGGAACAGTCCCTCATTGCGAACGTAGAACGCGCCGATATTCTTGGGGAGGTCGTTGACGAGTTGGTCTCGGAGCTTCTCAATGTTGAGCTTGTCGATTTCGTGCTCGGTCATCTTCTCCTGCAAAACCAGCTGCTTCCTGCGGTCCTCACCCAGGTGGTCCTCGTGGTCGAACTGAGCCTTGCTGAGCTCCTTGTCCTTCTCCATGGCCATGCGCAGAACTTCACCCCGACTCACCTCGTAGCCGGCCGCCTGCATCTTGGCCATGATTCTGTTGGTCATCTCGGTCAGGTCACGGGGTTCCTTGTCCTTGACCGCCTGGTGGAACTTGCTGAAATCGTGAATCTCAGAGCCAGGCCCGGCCTCGGGGATCCTGCTCATCTCGCCGCCGATTTGCGTTCCTCCCATGTGAAGATTTCCACCCGAGACCTTGCCGCTCAGGGCCGAAGGTGGTCCTGGCATCTCAGCGGTGGGTGCGCCGTCGGCGAGGATATTTTCTCCGGTGCCCTCATCCAGGAGGTAGGCACTGTCCGGGGTGCCGCTGGAGGGGTGCGGCTTCTGATTGTGGTCTGGGTGCTTTGGGGTAAACTGCCAGCGCTTGTCCGCTGCAATCGCCTCCGTGAACTGGTCCTGCAACGCCTTCTCGGCCGCCGCCTTTCGCTTGGCCTCCTCCAGCGCCTGCTTCTGCATGGCGTACTTCTCCTGCTCCAGCGCCCACTTCTCCTTGGCTCTGCCCTCCTGCTGCTTCGCAATGTCCGCGTAGGTGTTGGCCCGCGTTTCGGAGCCGTAGTCCAAGATAGCCTGACGCAACCCGGCCCCGCCCCGCTCGGCACGGTTCTGGTTGGACTCTGCCTGCTCACGCGCCGCCCGCAGAAGGGCCAGTCGACTTCCGCCCATGAACGCCATTTAGTCCTCCTTTGGCTTGTCCATGCCGGGCTCAATGCGGACAGCGTACCTGTTGCCCTGGGAATCAACCCAGTATTCCTGCCCGTCATGCACCCCGTGGAACGTGGCATCAGGCGGGAGATCGGAGCGCCCACTGATGTACCTTGTCCCCCCAAGCAAACTGGAAACCCCCGAGTCCAGCCCGTACATGAGGTCAAGAAAGAACCCTGCCTCGTCGGCCGTGCCGTACTGCTCACCATCAGTATTGATTTGCGACTGGATAGAGTCATCAACCTCGGGCGGAGTGTCTCCGTCCATCAGAGAGTCGATGTACGCCTGAATAGCCGAATAGTAATCCTCGGACATACCCAGTTGACGCTCACCGGCCAGAATCTGTGCGGCCTGTGCGATTTGGTCCTGGTAGTCGTCACGGGACCGCTGACGCAGACCCATGATGTCCTCAGATGCCTGACGCGCCCCCCGCTGGTAGATGTCGCCGCTCAGGTTCATTGCAGCACCCGAGTCACCAAAACCCATCCCACCCATACGAGCGTTAAGGTCAGCAAGATTGCCACCCACCTGACCTGCCATCATTTGCCGGATGAGCTCCTCATCCTCAGTCGTGTCTCGCGGGCCCTGACCCAGCTGGTCTCCGAAAAGCTGCGTAATCATGGCCGCAAGCTCGTCGGGGTCGTAGCCGTCTGGAGGTCCCTCGTCCGGGGGAGGCACAGGTCCGGTGTCCATGTGCGTGGGTGCGCCCGGGGTGTTGATCGTACCCGTATTGCCGTTGACGCCCGGGAGGTTGCTCGCCCAGCCCTCCGTGGTGTAGTTGCCTGCGTCCGTGTGTGTGGGTGCGCCTGGGGTGTTAACTGTACCAATGTTGCCGCTGACGCCTGGGAGGTTGCTTGCCCAGCCGCTCTGACGTCGCCGTGGGGGCTGCCCTCCGGCGCCACCGTTGTAGGTGGGAACAGTCGGGGGAGGGTTACCGCCGCTCTGGTATCGGTTATTGTAGGTAGCCATTTGTGGAGCCTTTCCTAGGAGATAACCCGCCAGCTACACACAGCATAACACCTTCCAAGGGTGGCAACCGACGTGCCTCCGGAGATGTCAAGGTCAAGAAGCGCGGCTACGGGTGACGACGATGTTTCAGCGTTGGAGATGGTTGCGGCAGCGGTTGCGAGGGTCGAAGAGGTTGGGATGGTCAGGGTTCTGGTCCACAGGTTCTGAGCCGCAAAGTGGTCGTACATGGTGAATACGATGTCCTGCGATACGCCAGTGTTTTTGATGCCATAAACCCTGGCCTCCTCCAGATAGTCCGGCTTTTTGCCCGGAAGGGCGATGAAGGCCCCGGAAGAGGTGGCGGTCGTTGCCAGGGCGATGTTGCGCCCCAGGTTGATGACTTCAAAACGCCTGCGCTGCTTGGCGGCCGTGACCAAGTTGGTGAGCTCGTCCGCCTCAAAAGAACTAAACCATGCGTTCCACTCGGAAACGCTCAGGGCCTCGCCGTCGCGCACCTGGGGGGGAGGGGTCAGGGTTCTTTGGCTGGCCAGCTCGTTGAAGCCCCAGACCATATCGTAGCGGCAGTAAAGCAGGGCGTAGACGCGGCACTCGGCGCTCGCCGTCACGGGAAGCGAAATGGTCCACGTAACGGTGTCGTCGGCCGAAACGCGAAGGCTCTGGTTCTTGAAGTCACGCCCGCGCGTGGTGGGGGCTGCGTGAGATGCGGTGGCCGTGAGGGTGTTCCAGCCGCTCTGGCTACAGGTCAGCGTAATGCTTTCGGTGCCGGAGGAGGGTGTGCCGTCGTCATCCCCGTAGGCGATGAGTTCGGCTGATACCACCTCGTAGTCGAACGGGACACGGATGGACCACTGACCCTCCACGGCGTTATCGTTCGAGGCCAAGACGCCCGGGTCCAAAACCACCGGGAAGTAGTTGTACCTCTTCGACATTGCACGCAGGGCCGCGTCATAGAGGGACTGCGCGTTCTCGTTGACCTGGTGCGGTGATACGTTTTCCCCGCCGGCAGTGGGGAAGATGTAGGGCACAATGGGTTCGACGGTCACACTCGCCTCCCCTCAGAGGTAAGGCCCAGTCCGCCTGAGACCCAGGGAATACTGGCGCTAACGGTGCAGACGATTTTGTACTCCTCGCCCCGCTTGAACAGAACCCCGGGCCTGGAGTTGGTTTGCAGGTCTGCCGCCACGTCATCGCGCGTGGTGCCATCGGTGGTGATGGTCACGGTGGGGTGGTCGTCGCTGGACTGACCCAGCAGGTCCTTGGAGGCCGAGACGGGGGAGATCGTCACGGTCACGACGATGCTGGCAGTGGCGCCATACACACTGAGGACAAGACCGGAGGCCCGGCAGTCCATGGGCGGCGTGAAGTAGAAGGTGTTATCGCGCTCCGTGCTGGACGTCGTCAGGGCGTAGAAGGCAAACGGGAGCGTAGCGTGAGCCTCACCGTCGCTTGAGTTGCCCGTCAGAATCTCGTCGATACTGTTTCGGAGCGTCTCGAACTCGTCGTTCCAGTTGGCCCCGGTGATGTTGGAAGTTGGAAGTGCCACTAGTTGGACCCTCGCTTCTTGCCGATTCCGGTCATGGCTACGTCGACGGACTCCGAAACGCGCGAGAGACACCCAGAGGCGCCCACCTCAACGCCGTGGTCATCGGAGCGGCTGGCGAAAAGAAGTTGGCGGGAGCGCAGGGGGGCGGTAACCCATGTGTCCCCGTTGTCACCCGTTCCGAGCAGGATGCCCGATTGCGGAGGTGCGGCCGTCTTCTGCGTGCCACCGATGGACGCCACGATAACGCCCGAGGTGTCAGAGGCCGGCTGAATCTCGCGCACAATCAGCGACTGCCCGGGACTGGTGGGAATGCGCCCCAAAAAGGTCCCGTAGACGGTGGGGTTGCCCTGGTCCTGGTTCCCTGTTGGCCTGAGCACCTGGTCTGAGGTGAACAGGAGCATGCGCCCGAACTCGTCGGCCCCAGTGCCCATCACGTCCAGGCTCACCACGGAGCCGCTGCCGCTGGAGCTCCACCACGAGAAGGTCTGCGAAGCCTCATCGAAAGCGCAAATCACCTTCTGCTGTGGCATCGAAACCACAACGCCATCCTCGCCCGCGTACAGGTACGCCTGCATCCGGAAGTCATGCGTGCTGATGGGGTCAGAGGTCGTTTTGGAAACGCGAGGCTCAGCAAGCTGAATCTCGTAGGGGTCAGCAGTGTCAACGAGCCGAACGCCGGCCCGCGTCAGCCCCCATACCCTCCCACGAGAAGTAGTGGTGCATCCACGTTTCGGAGCGGAATAATCTGAGACCTTGCGCCAAACGCCCAGGACGATTTGACCGGCAGTGCTGGCCTCTCGTGAAAGAGCATATACCCCGGTTGTGGTGATTGCGTACAGGTCCCCTGAGGAGGTGACTCGCAAATCCATGACGGCGCCCCCGGGCGGGTCCAGCACATTGGGGCTAACGAAGGTTCGGACCGCGTTCGGAGCCGTGGGGCCAACCGCGTCGGAGAAGTAAAGCCCAAGTCCGGTGCTAATGACCAGGCGACCAGCCCAGCCAACGCACACGCCAGAAGGGATCTCAAGAGCAGTGAGGTCAGGGTTGACGCCATCTTTCTTCTTCGCCTCGTACAGGTTGCCGCCGACGTATCCCCACAGCGTAGGGAGCCCAGGGGACGCAATCACAATCTGGTCACCAACGACCGCATACGTGACCACCTCGGGGACAGCAGTGCCCCACGTAAGCAGGTTCTGGGCCGTGTAAGTCTCATCAAGGCGGTCCACATAAACAACGCCCGACTGCACCCGAACGCGATAGTGGTACACCTCATCGTCGGTGTCAGTGCGGACCGAGAAGCACCCGCCCGGAACCGAGCTCCCGCTCAGGTCGGCGGCATGGGTTCGGCGGAGCCCGGGACGTACGGCCACCTCGCCGGATGGAAGCGGCCAGAGGTTGTGGCGGGCCCAGCCGGAGACGTTGATGGTTCGGTGCTGTGGTGCGAGGCTCATCAGTACACCACGTTCGAGTAGGTTGTATCGAACAGGGAGTTCGCACCCACAATGGTCGGAGACGTGTTGACGAGATTGCCAGAGCCGACGTTGTAGTTGCAGCTGGATGACTCGGTAAAGGAGAACATGTCGCAGCCAACGAACCTGTTGTAGGATGATCCTGACTGGAGGGCCATTGCGCCCATCTGGCAGTTGGAGAAGACGCTGGCGTCGGTGTCAAGGCTGACTGAGCCCAGCTCGGAGTTGGTGATATACAGGCCGTCTGACTCGTCATCACCGGACAGCGTGTTGAGTCCGCCGAGGGTTCCGCGAATGATGCACCCGTCGGCCCTGAATCCATGGGCGCCGTGAAGGGCTACACCGTAGGACTGCGCAGTGGTTCCGAGTGTTGGCGCAACGATGAGCCCCGTCAGCCATACGCCGGGCGAAGTGACCCTGATTACCTCACCGTCCATGTTCTCACCGTAGAGCAGGGTCAACCCCCTCCCAACGATGTGAACCGGAGTGGAAATCTCAAGCCGCGAGTCGAGACGGATGTGGCTCAGAATCTCAATGACTGACCGTGAGCGCGGGGCGTACGTGTAGGACTGTGACGGAGCCGAGTTGACCTCAAACTGCTCTCCGACTTCCTGCGACGCGATATCGGTAAGCGCGTTTCGGAGCTCACCGTCCGACCTGACCACGCGACGCTCAAGGGCGGAGAAAAGGCTCTCACCGTACGGAGGCGGAGCGACAACCGCCGCCGCCGGGTACTTGGTCCTCTTCGCCCGTCCGTTATACATGGGGCTAACCCAGCTTGCGGTGGATGAGGATTTCGGAGCCCGCGTCGTTGAAGTCGTATCGGAGCCAGCGAGTGTAGTAGCCGCTGTTCCCGCGAAGCCGTTTGGCCCTGGGCTTCTTGGCGCGCTTCATCACTCGACCCAACATACGCTGCTCCTCCTCACGCAGGGCCGGAGGAATAAACCCGTCCTTCATGCACGCAACCATGGCCGCCCGCAGACACACCAGCTGCTCGTAGTCGAGCCAGGAGTTGGCCTGGGTGGTGCCGTCGGTGGACACAAGGGGGTCGCCGTCCGCGTCGCCAATCTGCACGCCGCGCTTGTACTGGAAGGAAAAGGTCCGGACCTGGTCGTCTTGGAACTCCCGGTCGGAAAGGTCGGCGTTGTGGATGGGGTAGTGCCGCCCACCCTGCACGAGGTTTAGCCCGTCAATCTGGGCCACGTTGTAGGCGGAGAGGTCGATGATGCCGCCCGCAGAGGAGCTAATCGACTCCACGTAAGCGTCAAAGGCGTCGCCCCCGGCCGTGATGTACTCGCTATGCACACCGTCCAGGGCGAACTGCAAATGCTGCTTCATCTCCGCGTCGGGCCAGCGGGTCCCGTCGTCGTCCAGCACGTAAGACCTTGCGCGGGTTCGCGCCTCTGCTACCGTGAGTGCCAAGACCTATCCCCGCTCGGGCTGCCCATGGAAACCTGCTTGCGCCCCTTTCGGAGCTTTTCCCAGTCCGCCCTGATTTCGTGGTCGATGTCGTCGACCTTGCCCTGGTGAACGCGCCTCTTTTCCTGCTCGGCCTTTTCGATGTATCCAGCCGAGGACTCGCCGATGTAGTACCGGCGGGAGCGCTCCACGTCGTACACGTTCCAGTCGCTACGGATGCAGCCAATAGAGACGGCAACGTTCTCGAAAACAGCCAGACCCGGCTCAACGGCCATCAAGAGCATCGGTACGTGCTCATCGACAACCACCTCGCAGTCAGGGCTGGCGTGATTGAGGAGGTCCGGGGCGAGTCGCCTCCACCCCAGGCCGTATTCCTCGTAAAGCGAGCGGGAGAGAGGGTCATCCGACTCCTCATGCCCAAAAGTGTCCTCAAGGACATCCTCGACGACTTGAGCACCAGAAATCGGAATCTTAATCAAACCCTCTACTCCCCCTAGCCTCAGCTACCCGTGATGCCGGTGATCTTCCACAGACCGTTACGGCGAGTGCAGCGGGTGTTCACAGCGCCCCACATCTGGCTGTCGTAGTCGAAGGTCGACTGCGAGACCTGGACGTGGCCCTTGCTGTTGCTGTTCTTGGCCTCACCATCACCGTCCGTACCGAAGGGCACGAACTCGTGAATCTTGATGTCCGACTTCTTCACGCCGAACAGGGTGTCATCGCTGACGTTCTCGTCGACCTTGACGGGCTTACCCTCAAAGTCAATCTCAACCCCGCCCGTGGCATCCATCTTGCCGCCGCCGTGGTAGCGACGCTGGTCAAGAAGGGTGTCCGAGTAGAGCTGACGAGTACGGCTGTTGGCGAGGACGAAGTCAGTACGCTGACCCCGACGCCGAGCCGCCACCGTATCCATGTCGCGCATCTGCTGCACGGTCAGGTTACCGCCAGCCGCCTTCTCATTGCCCGACCAGTCGCCCGTGGCCGTGTGGCCGTAGACAGTGCCGGTCGAATCCGCAACCTCCGAAAGGGAGACGGGGGCATTCGCAAACGCACCGAGCGCGTGCAGGGTGTCACCAACCGCAGGGACGCCAGCGGCGCCGTTGCCCGAGGAGAACACGGAGATGGAGCGGTCGACGGTGATGGTGTGGCTAACGCCGTCATCGTCAATCGCAACGTTGGTGACCCGCATGTACTCTTCAAGGGTCTGGGCGGTGTCGTTGTCGCGACGCTCAAGAATCTGACCAACGCGGAACGGGGCCGAGCGAGGAGCAACAAAGGTCGTGCCAGCGGTGGCGAGGGAGCCCGCAGCCGCAGTGTCAATCGTGAACAGGGTGGTGTCGTTGATGAGACCCGAGCAGGCCTGACGCGCAAGGTCAGCGCCACAGGTGTCGAGCTGCTCAAAGACGATGTTGATACCGTCCTTCTTGCCCGTGCTTAGAGTCGCCGCACCACGCGGAATCAGAAGGCGCGAGTACATGAACTTCGGCAGGTAGGTGCCCTGCTCCGGCTGCACGCTGTCGCCCAGGGGCAGAGTCCCGCTGTCCGCAATCCAGCCAGTCGAATCCAGACCGCCCTTCTTGATGTTGACGATACCAACAAGGCCGGGCTGCTTGAGCTTGTCGACCATGTTCATGTAGGGAGCATTCAGGTTGACCTGCTCCTCCACGCGCTCGTTACCGTAGCGGCCGACGAGGGCCGAAATGTCACTTACAGTGATTGCCATTTGAGTTACTTTTCCTTCTCTACTCGCCGTTGATGGCGTTGAGGAACCTCAGGGCTCCATCAAGGCCTTCATCGACCGAGTAGGGGTCTCCGTCCGGGCGCCCAGATTTTCCTTTTAGTTTGGGCGATTTAGGGGCGGATTGGTTGGCGGATGCTTGTGACTCAGCAACCTGACGCTTCAGCTTGGCTCCGGAAAGCACGGCAACCTTCTTGGCAGCCTGGGCCGGGGTCATGTTCGACCCGGACTTGCGGCTAATCATGAAGGCCTCGAAAACCTCCTGGGGACTGACTCCGAACTCCTTGGCGGCACTGCCGATTTCGTTGGCAACCTGGAGCGCCTGCGCCTGCTTCTGCGCGCGCGCGGCTGCCTCTCGCTGTGCCATCTGGGCCTGCTGCTGCGACTTGAGGTGATTGAACTCACGCCGCATCTGAGCCAACTCTTGCTCAGCCTTGGACCCATACTCTGGGAGATCGAACTCTTTCAGCCTGTTCTGGAGGTGCGAGATTTCGTCACGGGCTGCCTGAAGTTCTGCTTGCGTATCCCGGAAGCGTCCGGCAAAATACTCAGCATGGTCCTGCAACTCCGTGAAGTTCGTCTCACTCTCCTTAAGCTTTCCCTCAAGAGACTTGGCTCTTTCCTGCGCCTCAGCTCTCTCACGTCGAAGTCGCGCACGCTGGGACTCACCCTTTTTGGGCCCGCCCTCTGCACCTTCGGATTCCTCCTCCGGCTCCTCTACAGCGTCCTCTTCGTCTTCATCCTGATTTTCGGTCTCGCCAGAATGGTCGAGATCGGGCTCTTGATTCAGTTCGGGGCTCTCGTCCCCGGTGTCCTCTTCGTCACCCTGGGATTCACCCAGTGCCTGATTGAGGACTTCTTGAGCCTCAGATTCCGTGGCTACTCCTCGCTTGGTGGACCCAGAACCCCCTGCGGAGTTCCCGGCGTTTTTATCACTGGCGAGGAATGCCTCTGCATCCGAAACCATGGTGTCGTTGTCTAGCAACTCTTACCTCTAAGGGGCCGCTCCGCCTCCAAGTGAAGCCCAAAGCTCCCTCGCCTCGGTCTCGATTTTGGAGACGTTGACGAGAGGCCCCGGGCAACGCTTTGCTGCCGAATGACCCATGATGGCCGAGTTTGGCCACCGAAAAAGTATATCAGAACACAGCCACACTAGTGACTCGTGCATCTGTGGCGTAGGTGCCTGTTTCCGCCCGTCGATGTTTAGTGCGATACCGATGGAGCGCCAGTTTCCCCTGTTGCGTGCGTGCGGAGAAACGGTGAGCTCATCGTGTACCTTGGTAATCTCCCCAGCCTCGTCGATGAAGTAGTGGTACGGGAAGATTCGGAACGACCATCTACCAGGCTCAGCGTGGAAGTGGTGCAGGGCCTCGACGGCAGACCCTTGAAAGTTGTTGTCTTTCGCCCACTTGTTGCCGGCCGTGTTGCGGTGGATGACGATTCGGTCGGGACGGTCTTTCCGGCGGTCGTTGACTGGATGGACCCTACCGGTGCAGTTCGCCAAATCGGGGCGGTACGTCAAGGGCATCTCTCGGACCTTGAATGTCAAGCGGCACGTTTCCAGGGATGAGGCACAGGTTGAAGCAGCCAAGGAAGCACTCAACATCCTCGTACCGTGGCGTCTCCACGGCGTGGTCGGTGTCCTCGATTCGCGAATCAAGAACGCCAACCGCCACCAGGAAGGCCAGAATCCAGTTCACTTGGCCTTGGGCTTCTTCTCGGGGATTTCCTGCTCCAGGCCCTTTTCGAGCGCGTCCACGGCCCGCTCAGCGAGGGCCACAACCGCATCGTCAAACTGGGTCTTGGTCTTGGTGCTCTGCTGCTTGAACTCCTTGAGGGCCGCACGGAGAACGGCGGGAGCCTTTCGGAGCATGCTCAGACTCAGGCCGAGGAGGATGACGATGGCCGTCTCCAGCATGGGCACGATGAAGTCGAGGAGTTTCGGGAGGAGTGCTTCAAGCATTATCGATCCTGAAAGCCGGGCAGATTCAAACCCCGGCCGAGAAGGGTGATGGTGACGCGGAGCTCGCGCACCTCAAGAGCCATTGATTGTAGCGCTTTCGACTGTTCGTCCGCCTTCGCCTTGAGTTCCGCCCGCTGCGTCTGTAGCTGCGAAACGTCCTTGCGAATGTCCGTGATGTCGTCGCGCACGGTCAGAAACCACATGGCACCAAACGCCAATAGGCCCACAAATGCTTGCACGGCAGCGCCCCTGAAGGAGTCCTTGAGGGAGTCGGTCATTACTCGGGGTCCTGGCACCTGGCAGCCCCGGGGAAGGGGGTCTGAATCATGCTCAGATAGCGCTCGTAAGTGGCGTTGTTGACGCCGCGAATGGTGGGGGTGGACTGGACCACGGCCAGCACTCGGTCATACTCAGCCCCCGTCAGGCGAGCTCGTGCGCCCCTGGCAACCTCGGCACCGTCAACACACCACCGCTCCCCCAGGTAGCCATCCTGTCGCGAGAGGCACAGGTTGTAGGCGGGGATGTCGTTTTCTGCCTGGAGGGGCGCGCACAGGGCAGCCGTAATCAGGTCCTCGTTTGCCTCGGCCTGGGCCAGCGTGGATGCGATGCCGACGTGCTCAGTGTGAAGCGACCTGACGATGCGTTCGCCGTTACCCTTGATGCGCCGTGCCAGGCGCTCGGCTCGGTCTTCAGAAACGCCGCGCTCAACGAGGCGGTTGTAGATTTGAACTGGGGTGGCTCCGGTCTTGTAGAGTGTGACAGCGTAGTCCTTGATTCGGTTCGTGGTCTCGCTGTCATCGACGGGGACGAGCGTAGACGCGGAGATGGCGGCACCGAGCAGGACGGCCCCGAGAATGGCGCTGCGGGTGCTCATTGTGGGAACCCTCCACCGTACTCGCACTCCAGAACGCTCATGATGTCGGCCACCATCGTCGACGCGGTGGTCACGGTGTCGTAGTAGATGACCTCAGCAATGCGCCCGCTAATGCCGTTGGCCTCGGTGAACCGAGAGAACACGTGAAGACCCTCAAAGCCCTCCGTGCCAGCGTCTCCGGTTGCGATGCTTGACCCGTCCAGCCACAGCTCCGAGCTGGCACCGTTAAAGTGGGCACAGACGACGTGATAGCTGCCGCTTGTGAAGGTTTCGGCCGCATTAAAGAGGTTGGCCCCCGCGCGCCCCGTAACAACCCCGTTGATTCCGTAGATTTCGTGCTCTGCCGACGCACGCGCTCCGCTTACGTAGTAGAAGGTACCCGATGCGTCTGCGGCGTCCTGCATAACAAGCGCACACAACAGACCGGGCTGTGCGCTGGCCGCGATGGTCGCGCTCTCCAAAACGTCGCCGCCGTCCCCGCTGGCGCAGGGCTGTTCGCCGAGCTTTCCTGCCTCACAGGGAACGCGAGCCGTTGGCTGCTGGCTCCCCGTTGCCTCGCTAAAGTCGAGACCAAGAGAGCCCTGGTCGGTGAGTGACGAAACCGGGTCGTTGTTGGCGTACGACTCGAAGCGCATCGCAACCTGAAGGCTGGGGGTGGCCGATAGCTGGGCGCAACCGCTGCCAGAGCTCGGAAACCTGATACCCGTTTCGGAGCCCAGAGCCGTAGTTTGGTTGCCCAGATAGAATGCAGGCGCGCTCAGCAGGAGGCACGCACACGCCAAGAGCATGGTAACGCCGAGACGATGCATTTACCGACCGCAGATGATGTTAGGCGTCAGGGTTCCCGAGGCCGCGACCACGTAGTAGGCCGAGGCGTCAATCACAATCTTGGAGTCGGGGCAGGATGCGGTATCGGTGCAGATGGGGAACCCGTCGGTGCTGTCCACATCGGGGCCGCCCACGTAAAGCACGGTGGCGCTGTTGTTCCACAGCATGCACGACTTCCAGCCAGTGGTGAATCCAATCTCCTCGGTCACCCGCTCCGCCGTGGTCCCAACGGACAGGATTTCCGCCCGCACCTCCGAGACCGGCTGAGCCAGTGCAAAAACGCCAGCAGCAGGCAGAAGGAGAAAGAGAAGCGCCCCGAGGGCCATTGCTTTACGGTTCTTGGTCTTCATCAAATACCTCCGCGCTTGGCGAGTCCTGGGCCAGTCGCGTCAAGTTCCGGAGTTGGCTGACCGCGCTTATTCTGCGGACGCCGGGAAAGGTTGGGGTTTGCGCCGGGCTTGGGTCCCTCTTGTGGGCCGCCAGCCTGCTGGGCCATCTGGGCCTGTTGCTGCATTTGCTGATAGGCCTGGATGAGGCCGTTAATGACCTGGTCTGCAGCCGGAATCACACCCAGACCCTGCTGGAGGGTTTGGATTGCGATGGGCGGCGGGATGCTCGGGTCGGGCTGGACCTGCTCGCCACGGAACACGGCCATGAGGAGTTGCGAGGCCTTCTGGACAAACACGCCTTCGTTGAGCGTCTGGTCGAGACCCGTTTCGGAGCGCTCGCGTGCGGTGGCTGGGTCAATCGTGCCCATTTGGAGCTGCTCACCCATCTCGGCCGACTGCTGAGCTCGGAACTTCTCCAGACCACTATTCGGCTCAAGGTGAACGTCCACGCCCTCCAAATCGGAGCCCTTGAAGGCCTGATAGTGGACCTCGCCACCGGGACCAACCATGCGCACGAGCCGTTCCTCTTTGACGTAGTGGCGCGTCAAAGACAGAACCAAGCGCATCATGCGGATGTAGAAGCGCTCAAAGTTGCGGACGGCGCCGGACATCTTCATGGAGTCGAGGCGCGAGAGGTAGGCGATTTGCTTGGCGCTGGTGCCGGACTTGACGGAGTCCTTACCGCTCAGAACCTCATTCAGACCGAAGATGTCGAAGAGGTCCTGTACCGCACCCTCCTGCGAGTTCCAGATGAGGGGGCTCGGCTCGGGGGGCTCAAGGTATCGCGCACCCTGGTTGATTTGGTTGAGGTCGTCCAGAGCGATAGCGTGGACGCCGGGCTCATACGCATCGACAACCTCTGCGAGACCCAGCAGTTTCGGAACGCCCACCTTGTGGACCGTCTCCACCTTGGCCCGCTCCATTTCGTTGATGAAGCGCTGGATGGGGATGGCATCGTTAACGTGGGAGGTGGCGTACTTGGAGCCTCGCACCGGGTTGATTTTGTACTCGTTAAGGGGGAGCAGCCCACCGTAGCCCTCGGGGTAGTCCTCAGCCACAGCCACGTGGCCGCCCACGATAATGGCCCAGAGTCCCCGGGGGATGAAGTCGTTAGGGAGCACACACAGATGCTCAACCTTCACGCCCTCAGCTTTCGAGCCAAACGGGGTGGCGTAGATTTCGCACGAGACGTCGACCATGACGCCCGTGTTCTTGTGGATGAAGGCCCGCGCCTGGACCTCGTCAATCCACTTGTAGCGAACGCAGCCGATAGCCTCCTCGATATCATCCGCACCGAAGTAGTCGTAGTCGAAAACAGTCAGGAGCTCCGTGGAGACCTCACCCTCTGCCCCGAGCGACTCCAGTATTTCGGAGCCGTCATCATCGAGCAGCGCCTCTTCCGTGAGGGGGTCCATCTTGGGGGCCAGAATCTCGCGTCCCTTGTCGGCATCCCAGGTGGTCCACGTACCGACCTTGCCGTGCAGCTGAGCGTAGATGGCGGACTGCCAGAGCTTGGCGTCCATGTTCTCGCGCCAGTGGAACTCCTCCAGAATCTGGTTGGAGATTTCCGCCGCCATGACGTCGCGACCCTCGGCCTGTCCAGGGTATGCACGGATGATGGGGCGGTCTTCCTGGAAGCGGCTGGCCCACGTCTGTACGAGGTTGCGGGCGTAGTTCTTGGAGGGGCCGGAATCGCCCTGGTCCACGGAGGCGTCGTCTACGCCGTGAGCGGATTCGGGCTCGTACTGGACGCCGTGAAAGTAGCGCTCGTTTCGGATGGCCGTCTCAAGGTAGTGACGGTCCGTGCTCGTAGCCTCGTCACGCAAGCGGGCCATGTACTGCGAGACGGTGAGGTCTGCGCGGTCGGACTCCGAAGCGTACTTGGAGACGTTGACAAAGGCGTCGGTGTATCCACCGAAGTCCTTGACGTTGTATTTGCCCTTGCGGCCCATTTATCGCCTGGCCATTGAGAGGAAGAACTCCAGCTGACGCTGACGCTCCTGGTCCTCCATCGCCTTCCGCTCATCCTCGCGCGTACGCATGTCTGCGAGCTGGTTGGCCACACCGGCAATGGCGGGGCCCACGTAGGGGATTGCACTGCCGGCAGCACCACCGAGCCGAAGAAGGTCTGCCTGTCCCTGCCGAGCGTTCTGCCCACCACGGTTGCGCTCGTCCTCCTCACGCATTGCGCGGAGACGGTCTGCAAGTCGCGGCTGTGAGCGGCTCTGGTATGGATTAGCGTATGGTCCCTGGCCCTGCATCAGCCCCCCCTGTGGTACCCCCCCATCCGTCGTTTCTGGCGCCAATACCTTTCAAGCTGGGCCATCATGTCAACGCGACCGGGGACGGGTCCCGCTCTTTTACGCGGGTCGTTTGCGTTAGCCATCCAAGTATAGCAAAACCCTAGCGCCATACAGAGGTCTTTAGGTCCCTCAAAGTCCCCGTTGTCCACAAAAAGGTTATCGCACTCGTACGCCAACTCGGCTGGACCGTGTACTTCGCCCGCCTCTACGTAGCGCTTGACATACAGCAGGCCGTCGTAGCGTGAGGTCTTGGTGGTCTGGAGCTCCGAAATGCGTACGCCAAGGTTGATGCACTGCTGCACCGTTCCGACGCCTAGGCCATTCTTTTCGACCACACAAATCGGAACCCTGTTGTCGTATTTGCCTAGCTCGTTCTTTTCAGAGTAAGTGTATAGTTCTTGGGCCGTTTTGCAGACCCCGGCGAGGTCGTCCATCTTGCACTCGGAGTCCACGAATGAGGCCATGATTTCGCGGCTGAGTTGGTCCACCACCACCACGGCAGAGCGGTCCCTGCCGAGCCCAGCGGCCGTGTCAACGCCGATCACATAGTAGCCTGACCCCTCGTGGCACCGCCGGTAGATGTCCAAGTAGAGGCGCTCTGTGGCGTCCTCAACGTAGTGCCGGTCAATGGGGTCCTGCACGGGCGGGGTCTTCCGAATCCAGCGGCCGGCGGCGTACATCCATGAGTGTTCGGGAAGCTGTGGGTACTCACGAAAGCAGCGGATGATGTCACCGCCACACCGGTTCTTGAGCAGCCAAGCCCAGTAGGTCATGGACTCGATATCCTGAAAGCCGGCCTCCTCCAGCTCGTGTCGGAGCTCGTCGTCCAGCACCTGCTTGTCGTACGGCATCCGGTATTCGTGGTGGTCCTCAAAGGAGAAGAACCGCTTGGCGAAGTCGTTGTCCTTCTGCCAAAGCTCCTTGGCTAGGGGGTCGTCTACGCCCATGGTGGTTTCGATGATGACCCGGCCGCCCAGAACAAGGGCCTGCATGAGCGACGTATAGGAAGCGTTGGGGTCCCGCCAAAAGGGGAGCTCGGTGAAGTGGAACCGGTGGAAGGTCATGGAGGCACCGGCCCGCCTGCCGCCTGCCGTCATGCCGATGATTTCGGAGCCGTTCGGAAAGGTCAGCGTGTTGGTGCCGCGCTGGTAGCGAACCTCTAGGCCGAGCTGGAGGGCGAAGTCGTAGCAGACCCGCACACGCTCCTGGGCCTTCGTGTCGGTGTCCACGACGATGCCGCACCTGACCCGCTGGTGGTTGGAGTCGTTGGCCGAGCACCAGAGCACGTTATCCAAGCAGACGGCGGTAGAGGCGCCAATCTGACGCACCTTAAGCACGTAGAGCTGGCGGTACTTCCAGAGGTCCTGGAACAGCTGGACCTGCTCATCGTTCACGGGCCAATCTGTCAGCAGGCCTGATTCGTGGTTGATGATGCGAAGTTGTTTGGCGATTGCGAGGGTGTGCTCGGGCGGAACCCCGATGAAGCCTGTCATTCTTCCTCGTGTTCCTCTACGAGCTGGTCAAAGTCCGCCTGCGCCTTGAACGTGGGGAGCTCGTCCTGACCGCGTGCATCTTCGGCCGGCTGCGAGCGCGCGAGAGACCTGAGAATCTGAGCCGCCTTGGAGGACTGGCCCTGACGCTCGCCCAGAATCTTGGCCGCCTTCTCGGCTGCCTGTAGGTTGATGCGGGCCTGCCGCTCCGAAATGAATCCGAAGTTGTAGGACCACGTGGTGCGGGCGATGTGCTCCAGGCACTCATCGTGGGTCTTAAACTCGGTGTAGACCGGCTCTTGTCCCTCGGGCGCTCCGTCAACCTTGGGCGCGTCTCGCTCTGTATGTGAGTACGTAACGGGCTGCGTATCAGGCGGAGCCCGGAGGTCGTCTAGTTCGTCGGACACGTTGACATAATATCAAACGTCGGAACAAAAAACCCCCCGAGCGGATTCCCGGGGGGCTAGGCAGAAACGACCTATACGTACATGCGAACGAGGGTAAACAGCGAGACTGTTTTTCGGGCCCCTCGGACCCTGTGTTATAGGTTGAGGCTCTAGTCTAAACGTCTCGGAGCGGATGTCAAGGCGGGTCGGGATGATTTTCGAAGACGTACTGCTTGGCCTCGTTTTGGAGCTGAGTAGCGAACCTGCCCATGAGGAAGTGCTGGCCGGTCTCGTTCATCGCTAGCCACTCCCAGCGCCCCAGACCCATCGCCCGGTCCTCGTACAGGTGCCATAGCTCGTGCGCCAGAGCCGATGACCACCATGGCTTATCCTTGTCGTGGCCGTGAAGCTCAATCCGGTTCTCACCGTAGTAGTAGTGACCCGAGTAGCCGGGGACGTTGCCGGTGAGCGAAACCTCGGTGCCGGCGGCAAGGGGCGTCATCTCTTGCAGGCCGTGGCTGACCAGCGAAACGTCGTACCCGTCCAGTAGTAGGTCCGAGCGTCCCCAGAGCTCGCCGCGCCTTCCCTCAAGCTGCCACTTCTCCGAGCCGCAAGCCGTAAAGATGAGGCCGCGCCCGGTCACCACCTCGACGCAGTCGTCTGCCCTGTGGTTTAGCGTCTGACCGCAGCCGAGCGTGAGCACTAGGATGAGAACCGATGCGAGTCGTACCATTCCTCAACTTTATCAAGGTCTGCTGGATGGTCGACAGGAACGGTGGACTGCTTCACCTCGCACATCCTTACATCGCGGCCTGCATCCACCAGGCGCATGATTTCGATGTCGAGCTTTTCCTCCAGCGTACGGCGAGGCTTTCCCGCTCCGAAATAGCGGTAGAGCCCGGAGCCAAAGGAATACATGCCCACCTGTTTGAGCCCTGTCCCCAGGTCGCGCCTGTCTGCATACTGGAGGGTGTTCCGCTCCGAAACGACCATCTGCACCTCCATGGTTGAGGAGCGCGTGTAGCAGCAGGACCATGGGTAGCTGGACTCGTAGATGAATGAATGGATGGACTCGGGGGTGATGGTTGGCTCGTCGCCCTGGACGTTCACCACGAGCCGCGCCGGGTGGGCCTTCGCAACCTCTGCCACCCTGTCCGTGCCGGTGGCGCAGTTCTCGGGCGTCATCATGGCCAGTCCTCCGTAGCCCTCCACCCAATCGTAAATGCGGCGGTCGTCTGTGGCAACGATCACATTTTCGCGCCCCACAGCATCGGCGCAGTTTGCCCACACCACCTCCACCATGGGGACACCGCAGATAGGCTGTAGCGGCTTGCCAGGGAAGCGTGAGGAGCCCCAGCGGGCAGGGATTACGACCAACACGTCACGGCTCATATCGCCTCTTTCCGTGGAGCTCTCGGAGTTCGTCCAGCTCAGCGCCATTCTGTACGTACGTGGGGTGGATGCCGTGGCGTGCGGCGTAGGCGTAGAGCGGCGAGGGGCCCCACTTGAGCTCTGGGCGCATGGCCTCGATGTCGGCGCACAGGTCCACGAGTGACTGCGGGATGTCTCTTACTAGAAGCTCCGTGCGAGCGTTTCCGGCACCGCGACCCAGTCCGCACACGGACGAGTCAACGCAGGCGGCCCATGAGTTAAGAGCACGCTCGGCCTCTCCGGTGGCTTGCCCGAGGTTGTTGTGTGGGTGGTAGCCGAACTGGATATCGGAAAGCCAAATCTCCCCCTCTCCCGCGTCTGACTCTCCAAGCGAGTCCGCAAGCACAATCATGTCAGGCCTTCCCCAGCGCCTTGGAATGCTTGGCGGAGGGAAATACTGTGTCGCCTGCATGATGTTGAGCCAGCACTCGTAGCCCATCTCTTTGACCCGAGAGATGTAAGGCCCAACACGGTCCAGGTCTTCAATGTGGGTGGCCAGCCGTACGATATCAACGGGCGAGTCTTTGGCTTGGGCTAGGTGTGTGCTCAGGTCCGACACATTTCGGAGCCGAGCCGTATTGAGCATGATGGCGATTCGCTTGGATTTCGGAACCTCAAGCGTCTCAATCCACTCGTCTGACAGGTCGGCGTACTTGCCTCCGGTCTCACCTCTGAAACCGAGCTCCAGGATGTCCACGTCGTCGCAGCTCTCCATCGCCTCCAGATACTTGACCACGAAGTCGTAGGGCCAGTCCCAGTTTGTGTAGTAGCCACCGTCCCTGAGCGTGCAATCAAGAATCATAGTCGCCCTCCCCGTCGGCCTTGGCGTATGGGTTGTCCTGCTCGGGCAGGCAATGGCTCGCATGGTGATAGCCATCGGTCCAAGCCTCCGCCCTCACCTGCCGAAGCGCCTCGGCTCCGTGGGTTGTGGTGCCGAGCAGATCCTTGGCCAGATACGCAGCGAAGGCAGAAGAGCAGCATCGGTCGCACTCCTCGCCGGCCTCCCACGGGCCACACGTCGCCGGGTCCTCGCACTCGACGTGCTCAAGCATCGGCAGACACATCACCACGACCTGCGTCAGCCGCTCGATAAGCGCCGCCTGCTCGCGGATGGTCTCGACGTACTCTCGAGCAAGGCGCCTCGTGTCCTTCATCAGCAGCGGCTGCGGCGACAGGTCGACGAGGATGCCCTGCACGTCGTCCATGCACTTCATGAGGAGGTCGTGTGACGCCCGCGTCTCCTCGTGGGCCTTGCGCTCGGCGTCGAGCTCGGCGCGGAGTTCGTCGATGGTGGCCAGCAAGCCTGCCGCCATCTCGTATTCGCCCGGTGCATCAAAGGCAACGTTCCAATCCGCCTCTTCCGCAGTCGACACAAGACCCCTCAACCCAAGCAACTGTTCTTCTGTAAAAGGATTAGCCATCACTACCTCCTGCCCCTAAAATGCCACCTCACGTTTCGGAGCGCAAGCGAAAATCCCCTCCCCCATCCCCCACCCCGCTTTGCTCATGCCGACGCCAGAGACGCCTGCTCCCAAACCGCTTGTAGTTGCGAGCCGCTCTGTCGCTTCGCTCCCGCTATGTTTCGTGGGCTGGGAAAGTAGATATCACATGGTCGCCTCTCGGGGCCTCCTTCGGACGTCCCCTCGGTTCCCTTTGGCTCGGCGGCGCTCGCGTCGGTCACACGGCTATTCGCTCCGAAACCGTTCCGAAATGCGAGTGAAACCGGGGACTTGCGAAAACATTTCGGAGTGCAGCCAGCCCGGAAAAAAGCTCTAGCCTATATTGCGTTTTGTGACTCCCCCCGCAGTACAAGCCGCGCCATATTGGGAGAGGGCCTGGGAGAGGGTTTGTGATGGGATGTGATTTGTGGTGATAATCCCTTCCGCTCGCTTTGCTCGCGCAAGCTACTCCCCCCCCTACCCCCCGAATCGTGCTCTTGCACCTATCGTGCCAGGAGGGTGGCATAGTTTTTGCAGGTAGCACACACCGTGCCAATCCGATGGCACACCCTTTGCATATACACAAACCGTGCCACCCCTTTCGGAGCCACCCCGTTCCGAAATCCTGGGCACACTTCTTGCTCCCACTGCAAGCGTGGTGCCATGTGCGAATCGCGTACACATGTACGAATCGCGGCCACAAACCGTGCCAGCCGTTTCGGAGCCGAGTCCAGTGCGTGCAAACCCAACAAGGCTTAGAAGGGGCTTTTCGTTTGTGTTTCCAGGTACTTACAGGATCGTGTAGGCCACGGTGAAAAAAAGGTGGTTTATCCTTCACTAGATTTGGGTTTCGGAAAGCGCAACGAAAACAGAGGGTTAGGTCCTTTATGAGGGGGAGAGGGGTGAGGGTAGTGTGGGAAGTGACGGCAAAAGCTAGTGTTATATATATTCTTTTCCTTTCTCCAAAAGAAACCTAAGGGGTCTCAGTCGTCATCCATCACCTCTTGCCTAAACCGTGCCTATCCGATTCCGAAACGTTTTTGGGGGCTTACGTCTCGTCTGGGGACTCCGCTCCGCAGTGAAGGCAAGGGGTTTCCGATACCTTCACTGCCCCCACGTGTGCCCTCACTTGCCCGGAGGAGCTCCCCTCCCCAGCTGTGTTCGCTCGTCTCAGGCGTTGGCGTGAGCAAAAACAACCAGAGGGGGGCCGCTCCGAAATGGGCGGATGCGTCAACTGTTCGACATCGGGGTCAGAGGGATGCCGGAAAGCGGACTGTGGCAGAGAACAACCTCGTCCCCGTTTTCTTCAAGGATGTCATAGACGACAAAACCGTGGTCGCCGAAGTCCTTGACGCGAATCATGTAGAGGTTCTCAACGGCTCGGCAGATTGCTGCATCTAGGCACCCAAAGCCCCACATTTTGTCAACCTCCCAGAGCAGGCTGTTGAGTTCTTCGCCATGAAAGCCGAGAATGCGAAGAATAAGGCGCACCTGTGAGAATGAGCTGTTAAGGGTGTCGGTGGTGGCGTTGCGGTAGGAGCGCTGCATTGTGTCTGTCCTTGGTTTGGGTTGGGGTTCACTCTTATACGTTGCAGCATCGGTGCCAACGTATAACCCGCCCCCATCTGCATCCTAGGCCGTTTCGGAGCCGCACACCGTTAGAAACCACGACATTTCCGTCCGCATCTATGACACCGATGCCCTGGTTTTAATCGGAGTCGCCGGCCTGCCTGCACGCCTTTAGCTTGTCCCTTAGGCGGACAATCTCATTGTAGGCATTTGCCCCTGGATGGCGCATCCCAGCGGCGCTAACGGCCGTCCAGCGGCCATCATACTGCTCACACCCATCCGATACCGAGAACAAGATGTCACACCAGTCAACGCCGCTTGGCCCAGCTGACATCTGATAAGAAACCTCAGCGTGCCATCCTGCGTCCAGCTGCTCAGACGCTGCGTATCCGACACCGTTTACGATTTCCTCGAAGTACTTCACTGGTAGAACCCCATTTCATCGGCTGCCGCCTCAACAAGCTTCCGCCCATCGTCACCATTGGCAATACGATAGGCATCGTCAAGAGCCATGCCGCCCTTGATTGTGGCAGGGTGCGAGGCGGGTAGTCCAAGGCGGGCCGCGCGGCATCCATCGTAAATCATGGCACCTAGGGCGCCACCAAGAATGTCGGCGAGAAGATAGGCGTTTTTGTAGTTGTTGCTCATGCCCGTACACAATGCAGCCGACGTGCCAAAGTGCAAATGAGCTTTACTTTGCCGGCGGAGCCGTTTCGCAGACGCACGCCGTTAGAAACCACGACATCAGGCGTAAAAACTATGACACAAGCGCCCTGGTTTTGATTTTGCCCTAACCGCCTGCAAACAATGGACTTTCGCTCCGAAACGCCTCTCAACCCCCCCGAGCTCTGACACTGGCGCCCTAGTTTTGCGGGACATGTTTCGCACCGAATCCGCTGAGATGGGGGCTATCGGCTCCGAAACGCGAATCCGAAAGTTGGCACTGGGCCTGCAATGTATATGTTCAGAGACAGCAACCCCCAACAGGGACAGACACAATGCAGCGCCGCTCAACCATCCCCTTCCCCAAGTCCAAGCCCTGCGTTCCGTCGTGGTTCTACATTTTTCAGTCCGAAACCGAGGGATGGGGCGTCTGCAAGGAAACCATCGCGCTCGCCGCCTACTCTCTCTCTCGCTAACGACCCACAGCCACCCAACGAAAGGCAAGACAATGACCAACCCCTACCCCAACGCTGAGACCCGCGAGTTCATGCTTACCATCCAGAACGACGAGGGCATCTACCGCAACATTATGGATAACCTTGGCGAGCAAGTGTCCGACGATGGCGACGAGGCCGACGCCGACTCCATTCTCCACAACCTAGCGCATGGCCTTCTCGCCTCGATTCTTGAGGACCTTTGCAGCGCAGAGTTCAACACCGCTTTCGGCGAGCGCATCGTAGACCTCTACATCCAAGCGGTTGACCTTGACGAAGCCGCCGAGTACTACCGCGCGGACGTTGAGCAGATGATTGAGGAAATGCAGGCCGGTTGCGACTGACCGGCGACCACATACGGCCCAGATGCCCCTACCGCCCCGGCATTAGCGGGGCCTAGGGCGTTAGAAACCCCAACCAAGAGGCACAAAGTGACCAAGAGCGTACACGTTGAAATCAGCAATATCCGCCGCAAACCTGCCGATATCCTTAGGAGGGCATCAGAGTTGGGCATCAAGCTCCCGTGTGTCGTGTTTGACGCGGACTCCCACGGTGAGCGAAACCACAATATTGGCATCGGCGTCTATGGCGCGGGATACGCCAGCCCATCAACCGTTGGCACTCGGCGCGGCTGCAAGCCAAGCGGATTTGGTGACGGCGGATACATTGTCGGAACTATCAGTCGCATGAGCGATGACGAAATGGCATGCATTACCGTTGACGGGGCTAGGCTTCTCGGCTTGTCCGTTGTGTTTACCGATAGCGAGGATTGAGACCGGTCACCACATAAGGCCTAGATGCCCCTATCGCCCCGGCTTCTAGCGGGGCCTAGGGCGTTAGAAACCCCAACCAAAGGCACAAAATGACCATTCTCGATTACATCGACTCAGACCTTATCGCCAAGACTCGCGGAAGCATCGACATCTTCGTGGGGCGTGATGAGCACGGATTCTATACCAGTGTCGTCCCATGCGGCGGCTTGGTGCCCGCTCGGACGTTTCGGAACGCATCCGTCCACACACAGGAGACCATGGCAGCCAAGTATGCCTCTGACGTCGCGCGCGCTACCGGTCGGAAAATTACGGTTCATCTGGGCTACTAATGCTTTCCCCCTCCCTCATCCTCGCCGCCTACACCTACGCCCGCTCCGCCGCCAAAGCAAAGAAAGGCCGCTAACCGAAATGGACGCTCTCTTTGTCGACGCCAACGGCATATATAAGCACCTCCGAAACCCGGCGATACCATGCGACTAGAGGAAGGCGTTCACATCGGCAAAGACCGCCCCGCCAAGAAAGCCAAGCGCATTTCGGAGCGCGAACGCTGGGCTACTCCGGAGCCATTCGCCAGGCTTCTCATTCGGATTGCGAGCGCTTGCAATGTCTAAACACCGCCACATCATCGACACGTTCCGAAGCGCCACACCATCCGAGCGCACACGAGGTGAGCTCTGGTACCACACGGCACGACTCTCGGCCCTGGAGCTAACGGCGCTATCAGGCCACGGTCCCCACGAGCCATGGAGCATCGACCAAGCCGCCTGTGTCATCGCCGCCCTCAGCCCGCAAAACAAGTGGAGCCGCAACCTAGAAGACGCACAGGCCGTAGCCCGCTGGTATGCCTCCCCCGAGCCCGTTTCGGAGCGAACACCCCCAGCAACCGCCACCTACGATTGGTGCCGCGACAGGGCCCTACAGGCAGCCACAGATTCAAGAGACCCATGGGCAGCACTGGGCGACGGACGGAAAACCAAGGACTTCGCGCGAC